CGAACAATGTGGGACTTGCTGTTTATATGTAGAAGTGAAAATGCGAAACAACGCATTTGATAAGCAATGGATAGACTTTTTAAAAGTGACACGGCCAGACGGTTTCATTTTTACAAACGATAACAAAAATTTGAAGATTGTGGCACCTTGTAAGCACTTGGACAGAGAAACTAACAAATGTGAAATTTACGAAGACAGACCAATAACTTGTAGGGAATATCAATGCCAGTAAACGCTCATATAACTGATCCAGCAACAAAGCTAAAAGCTGAAGTTGTCTTAAACGAGGATTGCGATTGCAATGCTTTAATAGTTGCAACAGTTCCATTAAGGACATTTGATAATGAATTAAGGTTTTTCATTAATGATGATTATGGTTCTGATATGAATCAGGGTACATCTGCAACAGGTACTCCTTTAGAAATATATAATGCAGATGATACTTTATGGACAGCCACAAATATAGTGGGCGGTAAAATGACTGCTGTAAGTGCCGACAGACCCCACACAGGAACAAATAGTTTAAAAGTTGATAAAATGGCAGTTGATGATGTATATCAAATTGCTAATCCTGCCGGTGATATAAATATGGCTCTGTATACAAGTTTAACAATCTGGGCCAATATCGACAAAGATTGGAAAGCTGGAGATATTGTAGATCTTTATGGTTGGGATACCAGCACAGGATTACAAATCGGAACTGAAGTAGATTTATCCGATTATTTTTCATATTTGAGTTATGACACTTGGCAAAAGATAAACATCCCCTTAACAGATATGGGTGATTTATCCGCTTCTACAACCCTTGATGCTTTGCGGGTAAGGCAAGTAGCGGCTGAAGGCAAAGCCCCGAAATACTATCTGGACGATATCCAATTTGAGGAAAAAGTAGCTGATGAAACGACAGCAATTGAGTTTGAGATTAAACCTGACACTGGAACCTGGATGTACGTTGAAGGTTTCAGGGTAATAATAGCTGGGCCTTATAGCGGGATACTTGATGTTGCAGATGCTACTGAAAATGCAACAATGCCAAAGCTCCCATATAATTCATTATTGAATGTAGCTAAATTAGATTCAGGAATTTCATATAGAAGATGGCAAGATGGAAAAATTAGAAATTCAAACCAACTAAAACAGTTATTGGATTTGCTGAGTTTTGGCGATTCAGAAATAGCTGGGTATGGTTCAGACGGGACAAACACCTGGGTTACGGTTAAGATAGGTTTCAGTGTCCCGATACTGTTAAAACCAGAAAATGAGGATAGACTAACACTGACTGTCAATGACGATTTATCAAGTCTCCTTGTGCTGAGAGTAGCCGCTGGGACCAAAGTAGAGGCAAGGTAGGAGAACAAGATGGAAATAATTCAATTATGCGAAAACTGCACCTCACTCCATACTGGAGGGGCGTGCAAACTGTCTGGGAGTCTGGCTGGGCCTATGCCTGTACATATTTATTCTGTTGGTTCAGAGCCATTTGTAGGCACTGTACAATTGGAGGGAACCATCTCAACTGGTAGAGAAATAGAGTCCGGCACAGCAAAATGGTCTGTACTTTCTGGGGCCACTTGGACTATTGAAACTATCGATGCAATATTTGTACAAGTTACCCATATTAGAGTAAAGGTTAGTGAATATATCTCTGGCGCAATTTCAGTACGACTTGGGTTTTAAGGGAGATCATTATGACCACCACATTTCCACCTGTAGCTATAAAGGCAATTGATAGAGACTCTTTTGATTCAAGTAGTGTTGCTGCTAATCGAGATGGTTCTTTATTGGAACGCTCTGAGTGGATTATAAACGCACTCAGTAATGATCCAACAAAGTTGATTACCGCACAGTCAAAGGCTGCTACTGCTAATGAAAACGCAACACAACAGTTTACTATAGCTATTGCCAATGCTGATAAAGGCTCCATACCAATTGAATCTATAAATATGCGTTCAGCTAAAGCAACTATGTGCCGAAGCAGAGATGGATCCAACTTTACAATAAAAGGTGTTACACAGCCTACTTTCATAAAAGAAACAGGTTCTATTCTCTGCACATATCAGTTTTCAGGAAAAGAGTGGCAACCAAAAGATGTGTATAAATTATCCATCAATGGTATTACAGCAGATTTAAAGAATACTGCGTATATCCCAGCAATGATCTGGAGTAATTTAATCACTAAGTTTGATGATACCAACGCAAAGGTTGCCACCATTAAAGAAGATTTCAGGGGTGTTTGTGATGAGTTAGCTAATCTTACCAAACAGATACCTTATGCAAAGGATTTAGTTAAAACTATTGTTGATAAGCAAACGGGCATTGATCAAAATTCTAAAGATATCTATTCACGGATTGTTGATGATTCTAAGGTTTTACAATCTGTTCACAAAAGTACAAATGCTATACCACAACTATTGCCGAAACTTGTATCACAAATCTCTGATATTACTAAGGCAATTGGGGCATTGATAAATAGTTCAGAGAGTAGCTTTCAGAATGTGGTAGGAGATCTGGTTGAAAGATTAGCTGCGGTATTTGCAATATTAGATACTGTTTCAACCAAAATAGGAGCGACGGATGGGAATATTACTAAGATACAAGAAACTGTTGCATCGCTTCAAAAAACCATTGATAATCTACAAATGTCTGTAACCCCTATTTTGGATAAGATGAATTCTAATTTTGGTGCCCGTAAAGTACTTGTAGAAAAAATAGATGAAATGGGTGTTGTTGTTGCTGACGTATTATTAAAGGTCAAAGCAGTTGAAGACCATCTACATACCAGAGAATATTGGTATGGCAAAGATTTTAATTCTGAATCAAATATTGGATGGCTGGTGTCTACACAATTTGAAAATAAGTTTGGGGAATCAGTAAAACTATCTGATGGCACTGATTTTAATTACTATATTAATAGGATCTGTTTAACAGCATCAGATGTGCCAAATGAACTTTATCGTATTCGTTTTCACTATGGCACTGGTTCATTTGAAGATGCAGCTATTTTAACTGAGATTGTCTATATTAAAGCTGGTAATTTACTTGGAAATGTGCCTATACAAGTTACTGCTCCTATGATTCCACATGATAATAAATTGTGGTGCAGTATCTCATGTACAAAACCAGCAAACCTGAGTCTGTTAATTGGGATTCAACACTAATTAGAGGTACAGATAATGTGGGGTGAGATAGCAGCAGCTGGTGGATTTGTTAGTTTGGTTGGAATAGTTGTTAGAATGCAACAGACAAAAATCAATAAACTTGATAACAATAAAATGGACAAGGAATTATGTGGAGAGCGAACAACAAATATGATGAAAACACTAGATCGTATTGACCATAGAGTTGAAAAGATATTTAAAAGTAATGGGTACGAATAAAGGAATTTGTGATGTCCAGCACTACAATTTCACGGTGTAGGGCACAATATGGGGTAAGTTAAAATGAGTTTAACTTTGATAAATAGTCCTGGATTGGCGACCTCAAATGCCTACTCCAGTCTTAGTACCTGTGCGCTATATATTTCTGAAAACATACATATAACAGCTACTTGGAGTTCTTTATCGACCATAAATCAAACTGCCTGTATAATATATGCAACAAGTTTAATCGATGAGCAGATGGATTGGATCGGCACAAAGAACTCGACAACACAATCTTTAGATTGGCCTCGTGATAATGTGGTGGATAAGAATGATGAAGATGTAACCTCTACTGATATTCCTATTGATATTCAGAGAGGAACTTCCTTTATGGCATATTTCCTATCTCAAGATGATCGCACATCGGATAGCGACACGTTCGGGTTTAAAAGTATAAAAGCAGGTAGCTTAGCAATGGTAATTGATAAATATGACAGAACACCAACAATGCCAAATTCGGTCTGGCAGATGTTATTACCCTACGGAACTAAGATGGCTTCTCTTCCAAGAACTCTGGAGCGAAAGTAGTATGGGCCTGAAAGAAACATTTATATATAACGAAACGGCACAGGAGATCAGTCCTATACCGTTTCTAACCAATAACTTTATCTATAAAGGAGATAAAATCATGGCTAATTTAGAGTCTACCAAAAAGAAAAAGGTCTGTCAAGTAGAAAATTGTGATGCACCAATGCGTAAATGTGGGTACTGTGCTAGACACTATGAACAAATAAGAAGAAATGGTAAAGTTATTGAAACTTATTTTGATAAACTCTCTACGACATGTAAAGTAAAAGACTGTTATACCAAAATATATTCTAACGAGTTATGTAAAAAGCACCACAATCAGATGGAACAGTATGGAAAAATAATACAAACAGTTGAAGATTCTTGTAAAGTGGAAGGATGTTGTGTAAATATTAAGAGTAATGGTTATTGTGCAAGACACGCAATGCAGATGCATAGATACGGGAAAATAATAGAAACATATTTGGACAAACCACCCAGAATTTGTAGTGTTGATGGATGTGGACTCCCACATAGTTCGAATGGTTATTGCTCTAAGCATTCAATGCAGGTACTAAGTAATGGAAAAATATTAGAACGCACACAATATGATCTAAATGAGTTTAGATTTGATGGTAATGATTGCTATATAACTTTGTATGACAAAGATTGCAATCCAAAAGCTGAAGCTATTATAGACTTGGAAGACTATGAAAAAGTAAAAGATTATAAGTGGGGTCTAACTTCATATGGATACGTAACACGAAGTCAAGTTTATGAAGGTAATACAGAGTTATATCTTAGTAGATTTATTTTATTCCCATTAAAATCACCACTGTTGACTATTGATCATAAAAATAGAAATCCATTAGATAATAGAAAATGCAATCTTAGGTACGCAACAAGATCACAAAATGGGATAAACATTGGGCCTCGAAAAAATAGTACCTCTAAATATAAAGGTGTTGGTTGGAATAAATCACATAAAAAATGGTCAAGTTCTATTATGAAAAAAGGTAATAGAACCTACATTGCTTTTTTTGATTCAGAAGAACATGCCGCCATGGCTTATAATTGTATGGCAATAAAATTATTTGGTGAATTTGCTTATTTGAATGATATAAATTTGGGATAGTTAATTATGGGCCTGAAAGAAACATTTCAGAGTGCGGCTAGTCAAATTATCGACGGTTTCGGAAACGTAGCCACAACTGGCTTGGCCTACCATTCTTTGGGTACATTTTCTTACGATCCAGCAACAGGTACAAATACAGAGTCAGGTGATACAGATACAACAATAAAAACCATCTTTGATGAAATTAACTCAGACGAAATACAAGATAGAGATATCTTAATGACAGATCGAAAACTACTAGTTGCTAACAACGATATTTCGGTTACACCCAAAGTTGGTGATTATGTGACTATTAGTAGCAATCGATGGAACGTCACTGCCTTCGTAACTGACCCCGCTGAGGCACTATACATTTTATATGCAAGGAAAACATAGATGGCAGTACTGCAACCATTCAATTCGCGTATATACGATCTCCAATTTGACAAGATCATTAAAGATGTCAAAGGAAAGATGGGTGCCTTATTGGAAGAAACTGCCAAAGGTGCGATGAATGATATTATTAATAATGAACCAGCTCCATATAAAACTGGTTCATATATAGCAAGTCATCGTATTGGAGTTAACCAAGAAGATACAAGTGATACCGTGTTCGTAGAGAAGGGGGGAATTTCTCTAGAATCTGCTCGTAACCGTGCTCGTGCTGAACTGACTAAACTTAAAAACATCAAAGACACAGATACAATTATCATCTCAAATTCAGTTGGTTACTCCACAAAGTATGGATATAGTTGGGCAAGAAATGTTGAATATGCTGGTTGGGGTGGTAGTGGTTATTATCTAGTCTATGAAAAAGCAGCGTTAAAAGCAATGAACGATATTGAAAAACATGTGCAATCTGTTAAAACAACCACAACTAGGACAGTAAAGTAATATGGGATTTAGACAAGATATACGTGCAGCAATAGAAGGCAGGCTATCTGATAATTGGACTAGTACAGATATATCTTGGGATAATGTTCCTTATACTCCAGAGGCAAGTACTGCCTTTATTCGTTTGTTAATTGATGAGGTTGACTCAAACCAAATTAGTATGGCTGGTATACCCTGTCATAGAATTATTGGTATTATTCATATTCCTATTATGGTCCCTACAGGTACTGGTACACAAACTGCCAAGGGGTACTCAGATGCACTAGGTGATATTTTTCGTAATGCCAATTTTAGTGATATTATCTGTAGATCACCAAAAACGGTTCGTGTGGGCGACGTGGGTGAGTTTTACCAATTTAGCTGGATTTGTAGTTTCCAAGCAGACAAAGCCTTGGCCAACGCCACGTAGGGCTTGGGTATGTATTTTATATGGACAACGATTGTGGTTGCTCTCATGAACTCTCAGGGCGCAAAGAGATGACAAGATGCGAATTGGTTTTATTTCTTCAGATGCAGATGGCGAATGCAGATGCCAAAAATGCCAAAAGTTACTAGCCAAGATAAAAGACATTGGTGAATTTGCAGTAATTGAGATAAAATGCACCAGAGCGCATTGTGGATTATTAAACACATTTGAGATCAGAAAAAATGCACATCCCGGACGAGATAAAAAATCAAGCGGCGAAAGAGTTACCTTTGGATTGCAAAGGCCAGCCAAAATGTATTAGACAACCAGTTTTTCAAATGCGCTGCGAGTGTGAGTGCTATAAAACTAATTTAAGTAGACTATTAGCTGAATACAAAAAGAATAAAAAATGAAACAGTTTAACCATATTTATTGCTTTATCGTCAGAACCTCCTTGAAGGTCAGTTTTATATTAATTCAACCGATTAAGGAGGTATTTAAAAATGGGCGACAGTAACAGAACATCATTATACTATGGAGAGGAAGTGACTTGGGGTACGCTTGCATCTTGTACGTTTCAAGAACTCCGCTTCACTGGGGAAAGTTTTGCTTACAATATTACGAATATAACCAGCGCAGAGATTCGTAATGATAGGCAGATCACCGATTTAATCCAGTCCGATGCAGATACTACGGGCGGGTTTAATTTTGAGCTTAGTTATGACGCTTTCAATGAATTATTGGAAGGGGCGCTGTGGAGTGACTGGTCAACTGCCTTGGCTATTTCAGCACTAGGTATTGACTTTAATGTTAGTGGTGCAGTAAGTGCTAGTAGTGCTTCTGAAAGTGCTAATTTCACAACTGCTACTCTTGGGCAATGGATTGAGATTAGTGGCGGCACAAATGCCACAAACCGTGGCTACTACCAGATTACAGCAAAGACAGACCATAATAACATAACAGTTTCCCCTGTTCCTGAGACGCAAGCTTCAACTGCCACTTCAGGCAACGCTGCTGTTGCTGTTGGTGGTTCTTACTTACGTAATGGCACGACAGAGCATAGTTATTCTGTGATCAGGTCACATGCTGGTTTGGCTACTGGGCAGCATTTTACATTTTTGGGGCAGGTTATTAACACCCTTAATCTGGCTGCACAAGCAGGGTCAATTCTTACTGGTAGTTTTGATTTCATTGGTGCATCGGCGAGTTTGGCACAGAATTCATCTCTAGCACTTGCTGCCGATGCTGCTGGAACTAATGATGTTCTTACTGCAGTTAGCAATGTTGCAGAGGTTCGTGAAGGTGGAAGTGATGTTGCCAGCTGTCTGGTTCAGGGGCTGGATGTTACCCTTGCCAATAATGTTCGTGGTTTGAAAGCACTTGCCACTTTAGGTAACTGTGATATTGGCGTTGGTAAATGCGATGTCACTGGTACGTTAACTGCCTACTTTAAAGATAACAGCCTTTATGATAAATATTTAGGTGGTACCCCAAGTTCAATATCTTACAAAGTAGAGGATACTGATGGTAATGCTTATATCATTGATATGCCTCAGATTGAGTTTGAAACTGATGGTATAAATGTTGGTGGGCAGGATCAGGATGTAATGGAAACCCTTGGTTTTAGAGCGTATAGAGATTCAGCTTACACGTACACACTTCAGATCAATAAGTTTGCTGCGTAAGTGATCTCAACCGCATAGGATCAGATAGGTGTTTCCTCCTTTCCTCTGTTGATGT